CTGAACAATTGTGCCTGCCGTGGCAATCGCCGTAGCCGCAACATCAAACTCAACGTTGGCATCAGAAGGAACAGTTGCCGCCCAAGTGGCTCCCGTAAGGACGGGGTTTTTAATTAATGCAATCTCGTAGTTTTGCAGGGTTGTCGGCTGAAACTGTAAACGGTTTGGAAGCACCACTGCACCCAGCGCCGTCGATGCCAACCGGATCGAAACAACCGGAAGGAAGTTGGCTGCTGTGTTGATAGTGCCAAGCACTGTTGTCCGCCTTGCAACGTGCTCAATTGATGTGGCCTCATATCCTCCTTCAGAAACCACAGACGAACAAATTTGGGTCAGGGTAGAACTGGAAGCCGTAACGCCAATATTTTCAACTTCATAACGTACCGGTAGGATTGCGGTGCGCATATAAACTTTATCAATGTCGTTGGCATTATTGAATGTGTGGCAGACAATAAAAGTACCATCAATCACAAACCCGCAACGCACCGAACCAACACCCAGCCATTCAAAATCCATGTACAGAATCTGAGCTTTACTAACATCTAAAACAATCCCTGACAAACCTGTACCATCTAACTTATCGCCATTCCAGTCAGCTTGATTTACAGTCCGAGCATCGCTGGGCGAGCCAGAAGTATTAGTGCGAAGCACAAAAGATTTAAGTGCACCGTTGACTTGAAAGAACACACCGTTGTCATCGTTGAAGTATCCAACCCGCTGCCGCAAATTTGTTTTTACTGCGTTCATCACAAATGTTGCCAACACCATCAAACTTTTACCCGGTTGGTAAGGGAAAACCCTAAATGTCTGACGAACGGCTTTATCGCCGGAAAGGGTAGTTGTATTTAGATCTACGCTGGATTCAGCGGACACATAAGTAGTTGTTGCGGATCCTGTTAAAGCTTCGCTAAATTGCGGGTCCTTCTGATATCGGTTTTGACTGTCAAAAAGTGTGTACGGCTCCGCAGTTCGCAACCGACCAAAAGCATCAAATGAAGTAGCAGTTAAGCCCATAGCGTCTAAATTCCCGACAACCTGAGTCAGCAAGTCATCTAGTTGGTTAAAATAAATACGCAGTACACGAATAAGGTCAGTCGAATAGCGTTGATCGTAGTCTCTGGGCGGTACCGGTAACGCAGGCGCAACAAACTTTTTTTCAATAAGCGTTGTTATTATCGTCATCGCTTACCATCCGCACGAGCATCAATACGCGGGCTACCTAACTGCCACTGCACATTAATTTCAGTCGATCTAATTTTTAAAGCTAACTGCCGGGCGCGGGCACGAATAAACACCTGCTCTGTATAAACATCGGTGGCTGTCTCAAGAACACCCTGCGTATCAAAAGGATCGTTCTGATAATTATTGCCGGGGAAATTACGCGGCAGTATTGAAAAATATACACGCGGTGTCGCTGCCGTAGACCCAGTAAAATTAACGTCAGGGATCATACGCCGCATAATCATAAACTGCTCACCTTCGCCTATGTCAAAATCAGACGATGCTATGTAAGCATCCATAGGTAAAATGTCATCGTTTGTGCCCTGCTCGTGGTTGTAAATAGTAGTTCCGCCTATTGCTTGCGGGTATTGACGAAGCGGAGAATCTAACCAAGCAGTGCGTTCAATGGTTCCGTAATACCAAATTTGTTCAACGTAGTTGAAAATAATATAAGCGTTATTTACGTTAGAATCAGCGGTGGGGTAGAACCACCAAATTTCTTGCCAACCTTCATTAGTACCTGAAACAACTTGGGCTAATTGATCAAAGTTGATGTTTTGAAACACATGATTACGTAAGGAGCAAGGAAGCGTTTCTACACGACCTGAGTAGACATAAAACTTATCAATGCCCATCCAGTACACAACGTTGTTGGCAGTAGCAGCGGCGCGAGCACTTGCTATGGATATGTTATCGCCAAGCTCTTGAATACTAAACACATCAGTAGTGCCCGTAAACTGCAGCGAGCTTACAGTAGAGTCTGTAAGTACAAGCACTTCCTGTCGAGTAGTTATTGCTTGCACAATATACGAACCGCGAGAAACTCTTAAAAACCCAGCAGAATTCGTAGCCGTCGGCGTCCAGTTGAGATAATTGTCCTGATCCGACCATCTAATGAGCAGAGGATCAAAATCGGAACTACCGTAAGCAGTAGCCCCAAAGGCAAGCATATGCTTATTGTTTTGCGCCACAAGAATTTGACCGACTTCATCTGGTACATCAGAAGCTCCCGATTCTGCTGAAAGTAGTGAAGCTCTGACCGCTAAAGCAATCGCTGGGTCAGTTAGTATTCCACGCTTCCACAAATAGATTGGGCCTTTTGTGCCTTCCCTGATATTCATTAATAAATCGTTATCAAAGTACGCAAATATCCAATCTGTTTGCGGTAGTTTAACTGGCGTTGTTGTACCAGATCCCCATGTAAGACGACTCCATGTTCCAGTGCCCCAACCGTATCCGTATGTACCTCCGGGGTTACCAACATTTAATTGAAACGCCGCAGTTATGTTTACACCACCTCCTGCAGCAACACTAGAAAGAGCAGGGGTATCTACCGTAATGCTGAAAGCGTTTGGGTTTATATACGTAATAGCAAATTCTTTGTTTAGCGATGAGGCAGGGATACCTCCCACAGGCCCAACTATTCCAGAAAAAGTTACATAACTTCCATCACTAGCGCCATGTGCGGTTAGGTTTATCTGTACAGTTGTTAAACCAGAAAAAGTTTGAACACAGTTATTTGTGCTTGGGGTTGTGAAAGTAGCGCGAATGGGCGTGATGTCATACAAGTTGCCCCCGGCTTCAATGTAGACCTTTGCGTTAGTACCAAGGGCTAAAAAGTTGTCTTCAAACGTAGTCAGCCAACCCAGCATCTGACGGCATACACCAATCAGCGTTTCTGTAGTGTATTTAAGCCAACCACCAATTTTCTGAGGGTAACCGGAGCGGAATCTAATTTTGTCGCAAGAAAACCAACCCCCTTCGTTAGTGTAGTTGGTCTGGTCCCGGTTAACCCCCGGCTTAAACTGAAGTTTGATAAATGGCATAATCAGGCAAAAGGCCGAGTACCAGCCTTATCAATAATTAGTTTCTGACCACGGGGCTTTGCATCCGGCGTATTCGGCACACTGATGTGGGTCCACGAGTCAAACTCTAGGATAATCTGATCAAACGGTACATTGGCAGCGATACAGGCTTCTACTACCTGTCTGGGGGTCATCCCGGGAATACGCAGGTCTGCTGCGCAGCCAATCCGGTGTTGGCTTGTGTCTTTGGAACCCACCGAGTCATTGACCTGTTTGCTACGAAACCCTGAGTTAATCATCACGGCCTTACCCCCCACGGCAGTTTTAACCTGTTGCAGGAGCATCGCAAGGCGTTTCAGGTTCTCAATCTCGGCCTCGTTAGGTGTGTTGTCCCAGCCGTTACGGGCGGCGGCATCAGAACGGGTTAGTTCTTCAAGGGTGAAGTTAGCGGTCAGGTTCATTTCTGTTTTGCCTTCATGTCCATGATCTTCTCAAGGGTTCGTCCGCCGAAGTAAAACGACATAATCAGCATACCCCACTGGCCCAGCAGTTCAACGTAATTGTTGTTAACTTCCAAATCCCAAGCACTCATCAGGCCAAATGCTGTGTAGGTAATCAGGATAAACACCAAAGTCATCGGGCGGATGTTCTTGGATAACCAAGAGTCCGACTTCATATCGGCTTCCTGCCGTTTGGTCAGTTCTTGGGCCTCGATGTTGTCTGCATTTAGTTCTGCAAGACGACCCTCAGACTTAATCTTTTCCAACTCAGCAAGTGCTGCAGCCTTGGCGGCTGGGTCTGGGAGAACCTTATCAAGCACCTTCTCCCCAATTGACATAATCGCTGCTAAAGGGATCATTTTCTTTCCTTTGCTAACATGGTTGCGGCAATCATAAGCATCGCCCTTGTATGTTCTAAATTAGCCGGGGGTGTAGCCCAGCCGACTGTAAGTTGCCCAATAAACCGATCCTGTTCTGGCGGCACACTAATTCGACAGCCGTAAGTCATACCTTTTTCTATGTACCAAAGCCCCACCTCAGACTGGGCGGTTTTGTAT